TGTAATAAAACTGATATTGTGTTACGTCTTTGAACATCATTCTCTACTAACGTAGCCTTCTTACCATCTAAAGCAAAAAGTTCTTTGAAATGTACTATGTAATATTTACCTTGTTTGTGTAGTATGTGGCAACTTTGAAATAAAGTTTTATCTTTACGACTTGCAACACCTATTCGGGACAAAGTTTCCCTAATCTTTAGAAAGTCATCTGGCTGTTTGAGTGTAACCTCTAACATCTGCTCAGGTGACCAATTAAAATTCTCGTCACTCATTTTTTTCTCCCACCCTTATCAAGTTTTTCCTTAATAAGATTCAATTGTTTCTTATCTAGTATGTCAAGGGCTATCTTTGCTTTTGCATTGCTATAACCATAATATTCTTTTACATACTCTAAATTTTTTGATTTAGCAGTTGTAGTCCACTTGCCACCAAATCTTTTTCTCTTACGAATACTATTTAGTAGAAAGTGAAATTGTAAACGCTTGCTGAGGCTATGATGTATATTCATCTCATTTGCCATCATTATAGCGTCAACGTGCTGTGATAAACAACGATTAATGACGTATGGTGGGTACTTCTTTTCCCAAGTCAGATCATCTCCGTCTAGCAAATTAACTTTTGTCCAGTTAAGTGCATTGAGATAATCAGATAATTTGTATTCTATCATAATATAATTTCTGGTGCCGCTTCACGGATTTGAACCGCGGACCTACTGATTACAAATCAGTTGCTCTACCAGCTGAGCTAAAGCGGCCCTATTGTTAGTGTTTTCTGTCATGTTTCTTGTGACCTTTATGAGAACCCATATAGTAATCGCCTGGTTCGTAATCCCAAACTTTACCGTGATGACCTCTTATATCTGCCCAAAGCATTCTACATTTCACTATCAATCTTCTTAATAATGTTCTTCTTGCCATTTCTTCCTCTATTTAAATTTACATTCAGCCATGATCTGTGTCAAGCATGCAACCATATTTATCTCGTGGTCAGCCACAAACGCAGATTTATATTGATAATCAGCAATTGTTAGTACGGCTGCAGGGATAGATTGAGGTTGTAGATGTTTGTATAGAATATCATAGATACCAGTAAACAAAGAAGATGGATCTTTATCAAGGTTTTGAACAACCCATTTTCTCATATCACCAAACCTTTTGTCTTTTAAAAATGAAATCAATTGTTTATTGTTGATTTCTGACATAGATACAAGTATACCACTATCTATCTTACCTCTTACAGAATAACGTTGTAATTCGTTTATAGTTCTTCTAAAGTCTGGATAGTGTCTTTGTATTAGTTCAGCAAGTACTTTGTTATCAAACTCTATATTCTCTGCCTTCAATACATCACCTAGTCTTTTAAGAAATGCAGTAGCAGTTTTTACTTTCTGACCATTAGTAATACGAAAATCAATAACTGTACAACGACTATGTAATGCAGGTATGATTTTGTTTTTGAAGTTACAAGTAAATATAAATCTACAATTCTTGTAAAACGTTTCAATGAAATTACGCAACGCAGGTTGAACACTATCAGCATTCATGTAATCTGCCTCGTCTATAATAACAACTTTATGATTAGAACCACCTTCTAGTGATACACTAGAGGCAAAGTTTTTGATTGTGGTACGTAAAGTATCAATGTGTCTACCTTCATCTGAACCATTGATGATTATATAATCAGCACCTAGTTCTTCACACAAGGCACGAGCAACTGTTGTCTTACCCGTACCTGCTGTGCCTGAAAGGAGAAGATTTGGTATTTCTTTTTGGGAAAGAAATTTAGAAAAAGTATTCTTTAAATCTTCAGTTAAGATACATTCTGATATTTTTCGTGGACGGTATTTTTCAACCCATAGAAAATCTGACATATAACAACCTTAAAATGTTGAGTCAGCTTCTAAAGCGATCCAGTATTGTACTTGTACCTTTTTGTTTATGAAGTGAGCAATCTTTGCCTTTGATAATGCAACATCATAATCGCCAGGAATAATTTTCATATTCTCAGCCTTAATGTATGCAGTAAACTCTATATCAGTTTCGCCTACAACAATAGACGATTCGTTAGAGTTGCTATTCTTCTTATCTAATGCAACTAACTTAATCTTGCCATCTTCACCTTTAAATGCAATATCAGGTAGACTTAAATTAGTATATAATTTTTTAACAGACTCATAATCAGCATTGTTCAATGAGAACGATACTGTTTTGTCTGGCATTGTTATAGATTTAGAAGGATATCTCAATGTAGATTTTTCAGCAAAAGCATATCTTGCTGATAAAGATGTCTTCTCATCTTGTATTTTTAGGTTTGCAGAACCATTGAAATTCAGTACAGGTTGTGTAAAAGAATCCAATGCTCTTAAAAACTCTGGCAAATCATATACACCAAATTCAGTTTCAAACTCATCTTCAACATTGGCTTCTGCCATAATGTTTTTCATTGTAGAAACTGTACTTAATTGTTTACCAGGTTTAAATAGTATATTAGCATTTATGTCACTAAAATTTCTTAATATACTTATCGTATTATCACTTATTTTCATTTCATCTCCTTATCATAATTTAACAGTAATATAACATAGTGTACTGCCTTTAACAGGTCAGCACGGTTGTGTCCATTCTTTTTGCCATATCTACACAAATATTTAATTGCGTTAGCATGACAGAAATCTTTTCCGATTTTAAGTGTCTTTAATAAATCTAAAACTTGAAAGCCTTTTTGATCACTTGAATAGTGTTGGCCATAAGTTGACTTAATATAATCACCAATCTCTTTTAAGATTTTATCTTCATTGTATTTCATAATATTATTATATCACTAAATTGCATTTGAGTCAACAGCCATTGATTGTAAATATTTCAATACATTCTCTGGCGAAGATACACTATATGGATCTCCATCATTGTTATCAACCTTACCAGGTTCCTCAAACATAACTTCAACAGTACCATCATTTACGATAGCAGCATAACGCCATGATCTCATACCAAAACCACAATCTTGTTTTTCTACAAGCATATCTACTTGATCTGTAAAGTCACCATTACCATCAGGTATCACTTTAACTTTTTCTAATTTTTGATTAGCAGCCCAAGCGTTCATCACGTAAGAGTCATTAATAGATAAACAATAAATGTCATCTATACCATGCTCTTTAAATACGTCATGTAATTTTTCGTAACCAGGTAGTTGTTGATTTGAACATGTTGGTGTAAATGCACCAGGTAGAGCAAACAATATTACTCTCTTACCTTTAAAGTAATTATCTGTACTAACATCTTTCCATTCACCTAATGATCTAGTTCTAAAACTAATATCAGGTAATCTATCACCTTTTTTCATATTATATTTCTCCTATTTAATAATCTAATTATACACGAATCACGTCAATTTGTCAATAGTCTATATACCTTGTAAACGAGAATCTTTTGATGTGATATTTTTAGTTGCTTTTGGTCTAGCAATCGAATCTTTTGATCTTTTTCTTAAAATAGCAGTTGCAGATTTCTTTGCTCTTGCCTCTTTAATAAACTTTGTTAGATCCCACTTAAAATTCATACACCCTCCTTTTTGAGTTAGGTGCGTTCCTTCAGCATATGCCTACTTCCGACTCGTTAGAGTTGAACGATATTAAGTATTTATGGGCGCCGAAGCGCCCACAATGTATTATTTAATTGATATTGTTCTAGGTTTTTTATGTTCTGGAACAACTCTCTCTAAAGACACTCTTAATAGTCCGTCTTTTAATTCAGCGCCTGTAACCTTAACGTCATCAGCGATTGTAAAAGACTTTTTAAAGTATCTTTTAGCGATACCTTTATGTAAGATTTCACCTTCAGAGTCTACCTTTTCTGTTTTCTTTTCATCTACTTTTTTAGATTCAACAGATAGTACACCTTCCTCAAGGTTTATGTCTATATCTTTTTTATTATAACCAGCAAGTGCGATTTGAATATCGTACTTATTCTTATCCATCTTAACTATATTATAGTGTGGAAAAGCCGTAGTTGAAATATGGTCTAATTGATGATCAAACATTGATTCAAAATGTCTGAACGTGTCATCAAACCCTACGGTTAGTGGTCTTAATTGATTGAAAATTGATAGTGCTTTATTGGTCATGTAACCTCCTATTGTTAAGCAAAGTTAATT